CCCTGTTTGGAAATTTGTTCACCCTTAAGCACGGTTTAGCTGTGCTCCCTCGTCGTGTCGGCTGATGTTTATGCCGGCACTATGAGCGGTGGACTTTCCATCCATGCTCACTCGCCCCGGGTTACCTTAGCTTAACGTATGCCAAGCATGTCATCGAGTTTATCTCGTAAGACAGCTCCACATGCGTCTGAGTCAGTAACCCACTTTCTGCGGACTTGTAGTCTCGTAGAAGACCCACCCACGTACCTTGCGTCGTCAGTAGAAGATAACTGCCAACGCAAATAACCCTCAACTTCACTCAGGAAAGGAGGCACCTCGACCGCATGGTCAAGAGCCAGCACTAACCATTGTTCAGTATTGGTTTTGCTGCACCACCGGCATCTCTTACTAAAAGCAGATGGCGGACGAGCCTCTTCTCGAATAAATCCGAGGAGGCCCGAGTTCTTTCGCACGCACGGGAGATTCATCTTCCGAAATGCGGCAAAATGTTGGATGTCAGCACGGATAACGCTGGCCAAGTTTTTGAAGCCCTTTGCGAAAAGGGCACCCTCATATTCGAGGTTCGAAACTAGGTCATTGTTACGCGGGGGAAATTTCACCAATGTTTTAAACTTGGTGGGGGTTATGTCCACGCCCTTATAGGCATGGGTACCACATGATTCCCTAAAGTGAGACCGGTGAAAACTCTTTCCTTTGTTCAGCTTCATGCCAAACAGTGGTAGGAGCTGGTACACGATGTGAGCGTACTTGGATGATACGATAATATCGTCTCCATATACGAACACGTAAGAATCTTTTCGTGGCACCCTTAGGAAGAGAAATAGTGATTTGATCAACGCCCAATGCGTCAACCCCATCACCGGAAAGCACAACGCCGACCCCATAGGTGCAAACTTCTTGCACTTAAGTCTACGGGGAACGCCCGGTGCGTTGGGCAAAGTGATTGTCCTTGTCGAAAGCGCGAGAAGCGCCTCCAACAATTCCGGATTACCGGAGAACAACCTTTTTACCAGGGCCCTAGAAATACGGTCCGACGCGGCACTCATGTCGATTGTCGCGCTTTCACGTGTTGCGGAACCCTGGAGGGCCAGATGGCCATTCACGGACTGATCTGTAAAGAGGACATATCCCTTTGTAAGCGGATGTTCCTCAATAGTCCGGTACAGGGCTGATCTTACGCCCTGCTGTAGCCACTGCATCTCCAACTCTTCAATACATATACCTCTAGCCTTTTCGAATGTCTTTGGGACAAACTCAAAGCGAGAAGTTAAATCCCCACTCTTCGGTAAATCCGAGTAGGAATATGTGGGTCCGACGCGAAGGTCCCAGCGATTAAGCTGGGGGTGCATAGAAAGTGGTTGATACCACTCCCTAAACGGGAACTTCGCCAATTGCGTGTATAACACATGCGGTCGGAATCGCACATGTTTTTCAGTGGGTGTGTTAGTCGCACCAGGGCCAGGCCGTGGTTTGAACTTTGCTGCTTGGCTGCGATCAAAAGGATTTAAACCCTCCATTACGCGAGTAACCAAGTTCTTAGGAGTATCAAGAATTTTGTTCTCGAATACACCTGTGAATTGTTCTTTAAGTTCACAGTCCACTTTAACGAAATCCGCCAGCTGCTTGCGGATAACACTTTCGCGATAAGGGCCTTCGAGTTTCTTGAAGGCGTAACAGAGCTGATACAAACATTTAAGGCTCTGAACCTCATCTGCGTCGCATACTGGAGTGAAGACATGCTTGGTTAGCTTCCGTAGAAATACGGGGTAGCCAAGGCCATTCACCTTGAAAGAGGGAAATGACAGTCTTCCAGTCTCTAAGAAGGCAAGAACGCCGTCAAAGAAGCTGGGTAGGGTTCTCGTTACAAAAGAGATTCCCTCACACTCAAATCGAGTCGTGATGTACTTCTTGTCACGCTCAAAATCAACACTTGTATACGACGGAAAGAATGCTTTGCAGTCAGCCAGAGCTGCTAGCGTATACGCAGATAATCGCGTGTGTTTGCTAGCGAAATTCTTAAGCTCCAGCTGCTGTGTGGACCCTTTGCCCACCTTAATTGTTACTGGCTTTTCAGATTTGCGCGACTTAGTCACGTTAAACCTCCAGCCATGACAACCACGGACCAACCAAGTTAGCCCGAAAGCATCCGTGCGATCTCGTGCACTACGTGTTCAATCAAGCGTAGTATCTGCTGCACGAGGATTTCCCACCTTTCCATTACCGGATCCTTAGATCTTGTTCTGGAGAAGGCCGTCAATCAAATCGGCCTCATCTACGAGATCACGAACGATGTTGAATTCTTCTTCCACTTCCGCGATTGTAAACAGCGGATCTGCCACAACCGTGAGGTTGATGGTGATGCGGCGAAGAACACCGTCGGAAGCAGCAGCAGGCTCCCGATAGATCGTTCTCTGAAGTAGATGGCGTGGCACCGAGCCTGATGTATCGTGTTTTACCACGATGAGCGATTTGCTGGCTATTGTAGCAGCATCCTCGATGTAATCAGCGACAACCGATTTCTTATCCGGTTGCTGTGCTCGGAACGAGAACGTATGGTCAGAAGACCCATCGTTCAGGACTAACGGGGTAGTAAGCAGTGACATGTAATGTCTCCTTTATTTATATGTTTTAAAAGGCACTAACGCGGCCTTGGAGGCGCCGGGACAACCCCGGATCATGTTGCATACGCTTAATTAAAGAAACACCTTACTAGAGCTGCCAAGTTGAGCAATTGCCGATTCGATGCAGTTTTGTATCGAGGCAGTGCCGCACCTTTGTTTGGTGCTACGAGGCGTCTCCGGTAAAGCGACCAGCCGTATCCCGTTACAGGGATATGCGAGATACCGAACTTGTTGGTAGGACAGTAAAACGCCAGCAGGTTAGAGTTGGAAGTATCATAATGATATCCGATACTCCGAGATTGCTTAATGCTTTCGCAATATTGTAGCAACCTCATCTGTACATTTGGATCAACTCTCATGTCTCGGAAAGCTTGGCCGACCTTATATACATAGTCGACCAAGAAGCTGAAAGGAATCATGTTCCAGATCGCTTCAGCGGTGAATTGCAACCCCAACCCCACTTTCAGTAAATCCCATCCCTTACGTAGTTCATACTTGTAAGAGTACTGCATCGTAGCAGTAAATTGGGACTCCGCCACTACGCCCAGAAATCTGGGTGTGTAATACCTCGTTCCATAAGACCCGCTAGTTACAGGGGCCTCAGGTTCGGAGTAATGGGAGAGCTGATGTAACGCTCCCCTCGCGGCGAATTCCGATTGTGCCATAGTTATGGTTTCCGCTAGTAAATGGAATATGTTTGCAAGATCCGACAAAGTCGGCTTTATCGCAAACTCGTTCACAAGTCTAGCTTCAGCTGCAACTCTGGTGATGTCGGCGAGAGTTCCACCGAGGGTGCCTGACTTAACTGCACCCTTTTGCAACCTTCTTCTTAGAGACCTCATTTTCACGCCAACTTCACTTATTTTGAAATTCATAAGATGTTTGGCTAATGAGCGAAAATCCTTCAACTCGAATATAAAATTCAAGAGTTGGACCTCTGTCTCGAAGCGAGGCTGCATCGACCACCACGCACGGCGGCGCACATCTTCATACGCGCCCCACGGGACCACCTCTAAAACACCCAGATTGCTCAGGGTTGTGGTGGAGGGGCAAGCAATACGTCTATATGCAAAATTTGACGTAGATTGCCCATAGAGCACACTACTGAGGAATGGATATGAAAATCCTTGTATCCTCTCATGCCTTACGGCATTGAAGTAGGGCTTCGCCCGTGTTGTACTCTCTATCTTTTCGTAACCTAGGCTTGTAGGTGGGATCGCCAAAGTTGTGGCGCTATCCCGTCCAACCGTGTACCAATGCCTAACTGGAGGACATGGACCATTAATCATCCCCGTAATGGGGTGGGTCCACATCTGCGTAGGATGCGAATAGCACCACGCTTCGTAGTCACCTTCACCGTAGTAGGTGGAGGCAATACCTCGATTCCAGTATAAAGCTTGGGAAAGGTCGCCTAGATCGACAGGGAGTACCCGTTCTTTCGATAACATTCACTTCCTCCTTTAACAAAGGGTTAATATGTGTAAAGCGCTCTTCTGCGCGTATACCAACACGGGGACAAT